ATTGCAATTGTTGCCAAATTCATTTCTTTTTGTTGTAATGACTTAGCAACTGTGATAATTACGTGACCCACTTGAGCCTTTTTAATTGATCCACCCATTTGATCTGTTGTAACAACTTCAGACGCAATTGACGAATTATGTGTGTAAATTTCATTGGCAAAAAACATATGAGTATCATCCACTGTAATATCTATGGTGTCCTCCTCACCAACTAACTCAATTGATTCTATTTCATCAATTTCTAAAAATTTTAATTCATCCATTTTTTTAACTTTTTATAAAATTTAAACATTTTTCAATAACTTCTCCACTATTTTTTCTAAAATCTGATTCTTTTACTCTTAAAACTTTATACCCCTTACTACATAAATATTGATCTCTTTTTTTGTCAATTATTTTTTGTTGTTCATTTGAATGCCAATAATCACCATCAAATTCAATTATTTTATTTCCCATTTTAAAATCAACATTGATAATCTTTAAATCATCTTTCCAAACATAAAAAGTATATTCATTATTTAATTCATAAAAATAACATTTGCCACAATCATCTATTTTTTCATATAAAGACCAAAAAAGTTTTTGGGATATTTTTGAATATTTTTCAATAAAGTTATTAATTTTTTTATTTATTAATTCTTGATATTTAACTAAACCTTCTATTTGACCCCATTTTGATATATAATATTCTTTAGAACTTTTAAATTTTATTTGATTAATAAATAAATCATACCTACGGATTCCCTCTTCTTTTCCATATCTTTCAATAAAAGAATTTTTTGTTGTTTTTACCATATTTAAACAATATTTTTCCCACATTTCTTTACCCATATCACCGTATGTATCAATATAATATTGTTTACTAAATCGATAACTTACTTTGTCATTCTTTTTTTTCCATATATTATAACCTTCATAAAGTCCATATCTTTCTTGATGTTCGGACAAAGTTCTACCATTTCTATATGGTTTAATTTTTTTTCGTTCACTCATAGTGTTAATCTTTTTTTTCAAAGTTAACTCCCATCTTTTCTTACCTTCAACTTCACCATATCTTTTAACTGCAGGATCTAATCCATATGATATAGTTTTTTCGTTCCTTTCTTTCCATCTTTTAATACCTTCAGTTAAACCATAAAGACTAATAAATTTTTCTTTATCCATTTTAACCTTTTCTTTTATTTCATTTTGTTTGATTTCCCAATTATTTCCGTATCTAACTTTACAAGAATATTCACTTAAAACATCGTTTTTTAATCTGTTTTTTATTATATATAACCTTCCTAACCATTTTTCATCAACCTTATTCAAAATAAAATGTCTAATATTTGTTAATCTATTTTTTATTGTTTCCGTGTTATAAAATATAAACAACTTTTCAATTTCAAAAAATTGTTTTTCAGTTATCAAATGTGTTATATCTTTAATTTTTTTATAGTTCAAAAACTTTTCAATTGTTAACATTCCCATATATAATAAATATCGTGTTAAATTGAAAAGTTAGTCAGCGACTCAAGTTTTTTTAATAAAAAGTTTATCACCAACATTAAGACCGCTTTGTATTGAAAGGAACCCTTTATCCTTTACCGGAAACTTATGTTTTACTGAAACATTTATTTCTTTACCACTTTTGGTTTTTATTTTATAAACCGGTTGTTTTTGAATTGGAAAAATGTATGTAATATCTCTATAACCTAAATGTGTTAGGATTTTATCTCCTTTGACGACATCTTTAATTTGTATTAATCCTTTTCCTTCAATATCAACTAAAGTATCAGTTTTGACGCACCTATTACCTTGTGTGGCCGTCCACCCAGCAATGTCCAATTCGTGACACATTGCTTCAAATCCTCTCATGACCGATCCTTCGCTTTTCCATTCATCACCTAAACTTTTGTCAGGAACAACACAATCAATATAATCTAAAATAATCATATCGATTTTAGTTCCTTCAGCAATCATCTTTCTTACTTGATTTTTAATCTGATTCATAGATACGGTGTCAGAAGCCAATTTTTTCATTATCAACTTGTTTTTTCTTGTTGACTGAATGTGTTTAACTTTAGCCATTACATCATCTTTATTTTCAGATAAATCATCAGGATGAATACCAGTCCAAAGTGTAAAGTGTTTTCTTTGAATAATTTTTGGGTTGTCTTCAAAAAATATTTGAAGTACGTTATACCCTAAGTTAAATGCGTGATTTGCAATTTTGGTTGTAAAGGTTGTGTTGTGAGTTAATACATAATCTCTAGTTACAAATAATTCATCTTTATTAGATACTTTAATACAAACCGCTTCTTCATTGTGGCTATACTCAATACTTTTAACAAATTTTTGATTTGTATATTTAGTTCTAGATTTATATCTATTTATTTTTCTATCCAATCTGAATGGTATAATATCATTACAGAAAGAAATTGTTAATACATAACATTTTTGACCTTCTTTATGTTCATTATTATACAAATAAGTTGGTTTTTTTATACTTTTTCTTATTGTCCCTCCTAATGATAATACCAATTCTTTAACATCCTTTGAAAGTTGTTCAGAAACAGTATAAAATTGTGTTATTGAATTATTACTAACAAAACCATCAGTGTCTAATAAACCTTGTAATAAGGATACTCGATTCTCTAAAGAATTATACAAAAAGTCTTTTGGTATAAACTTATTGTTAGATTTTTTATTTAACAAACCGTATTCTTTTAATCTTAACATTAATTCTTTCTTTAAAAAAATCTGTTTTGTTATTTTATTCTCTTTAGAGTTATAGGTTCTAAATGAAGTATGTTCGTTCAAATGTTCAATATTTTTAAAAATTTGGTCGTCTTCTGTAGAAATTCTAATACCACTTTCACATATACTCCCATCACCCAGTAACAACCCTAACAAATAAGGATCTATAGAAATTGGTGTTTTTTCAAATTGTATCGGACTAACATTAGGTAATCTATAATTATAACGATTTCTTTTTTTGATATCTTTTATCATATCCATTGTTTTAACCGTAATATAACCATTGTCAGGGGAATAGATTGATTTACCTTTTTTTCTTATTTTTTTAGTTCTCATATTTAGTGTATTCACACTCCATAGATGTTCTTCGTCACAATACACAAAAGTATCATCTGTAAATTCAACTTTATAAATTGGTCTTACTCCTTGTGGGTATACGCCAGTAACTATTTGTTTTTTTCCATCTGAACCTATTACATAATCCCCAACATTTAACTGACCAATTTTTAACCAACCATTTGGGCAAAGTACTGGCTCACTGATAGGTAGTGCTTTACCAACACCTGTTGGTGCTAAAAATACACCAATTTCTCCTTTGGCTAATCCTCCTTTTAAAAGGTTATCAATACCAGGTATACCTAATGGAATTGGGTGTCTGTAATCGTCGTCCAAAACCTCATCAAGGTTAAAAAATACATCACTTGTTCCTTTATCAACTTCACCAACTTGTAGTGCCCCCCTTACCATTTCTTCCAACTTATCATAACTTTCAAAATCACCTTTGTCGATGATTGATTGTGCTTTAGTCATTACTTTTTGGAGCTCTTGCTGTTTACAAAATTTTAATGCTTTTTCTTGAACAAACATAGCCCCTTCGTCAGACACATTTTTAATTTGCATCAACGTATCTAAAATGCTCTTTTGAGCCATTGCAGATGTTATTTCTGACTTGGTTAATTGTTCTAAGGTATCAAATGTCGGAGTATGCTCATATTTTGAGTAATATTCTTTAATCATTTGACAAATAATCTTAAAATATTGATTATCAAAATAGTTAGGTTCAATTACTTCAAGGATAGAATTAGCGAAATCTTTGTATGTAATAATATTGTTTATTAATTGAATTTGAAAAGTATTTCCTAAGTATCCGAAGTTTTTTTTGTCTGACATATTGAATAGATTTTAATGTGATTTACTAATAAATACTGTTAAGCTAATGAATAATTCAAGTAGTTAAAAGATAAATTTTTCTCTGATAAAATGTCAGTTAGTTCTCTTAAAATAGATTTTATGGATGGGCGTATATCCAGGGTGTATCTTACCTTTGGTGGATATAATTTAGCATCAATAATTCTATGACAAATTGTCTCATTTCCGACCTTTAAAATAATGTTAAATACTTCAGGTCCGTCTGTGTTTGATGTGTCTAATACGGTTGGGTCTTCTTCAATTTGGAATCTATTGTCCAACATATAAACCATACACTTGTTTCTTAATTTTGTTTGTAATTCATTGGATAAATCTTTAATATACCCATACAACTCCAAGCTATTTTTAACATCGGGGTTATACCCTTTAACGTTAAAAAACCTTTGGACAACAAAATTATTGTTAAGTGTCATTAAGAATTCAACCTTTGTTACATCATTCTGCTCTTTCATAATTTTACTTTTTTGTTTTAAAATTGTTTTTTTCTTTTCTTGTTAGTTTTAAAAATGGTTTTAAAAAATATACCCACTGTTCGTCCCCTTTTGGTAGGTATTTAAATAATCCGTCTTCCATCATCATCCGAATTAAATTTTTATATCCTCTTCCGTCAGGATCCAATGACTCAGAGTAATATAATTCGACTAATTCTTTTCCTTCTTCACTTATAAGTGGTTCCGATAAATCCACAATCTTTTTATTGATTTCAAAAAACTCGTCACCAAATATACCTTCTTTTGTTTTACCTGTAAGTAGGTTTTTTAAAACGGTATTATCTTTTTGTTCTTTTAGAAGTTCTTCACCTCTTGTTAAAATATCGGAAAATGAAACTTCTTTTTCAAGTAGTTCAGGAAATAATTTAATAATTGTTTTTTCACCTAAGTAGTAAATACCATCAATATTATCTGATTTATCACCAGAAATTATCTTAAATGTTTTTACGTTGTAGTGTGGAATTTCAATTTCTTTTAATTTAATCATATCTCCTTTCTTATAATACTTTTTGGTATTAGGTGAATAGATTGTCACATCATCAGATATAAGCTGTGTTAGGTCTCTATCTCCACTAAAAATAGTTTTATTTTCTCCTTTAGATATTTGACAATAATACGCAATTAAATCATCTGATTCAGAATTTTCAAATTCAACTTGTCTAACAAACATTTCTTCTAAATACTGTTTAACTCGTTGTTTTTGTTCATAAAAGGATTCTTCTTTTACTTCGTTGTCTGATGGTTTTCGGTTAAGTTTGTATTTTGGGTATATTGATCTACGTTGGGACGAACTTGATTTACTATCCCAAAACACGATAACTTTATTATAATTATATTCGTCGATAAATCTACGGAGGGTATTAAGGAAATGCCAAATACCTCCGATGTGTTTTCCATTATTGAAATAATCTTTTACTCCGTTAACTCCTATTTTTAATAAGTTATCACCGTCGACTAGTAGTGTTTTAATCACTTTTTTTGTTATTAAATTGTTCTACAATTTTGTTACTTTTTCTCAAATTATCCTCTGCCCATAATGGTTGAAGATTTGTGTAATGACACAATTTGTATAACTCTTCCTCAGTTTTTGCTGAAGATAAAGGAATGATGTGATCAATATGCCATTTGCCTCTATTTTCCCAAGTCATTCCACTAACGAATTGTTTTTCTAAATGTTCTTTTAAAAATTTAGGAGGACATCCAATAATTTCAAACGTAGTTTTTGACCGATATTTCAAGTATCTATTAACCGAATCTCTCATTTTACATCTAAGATAAAATAAGACATCTGTTTTAAGTTTTTTTTTTCGATATTCATTAAAGTAATGTGGGTTGTTTTTTTTAAAGTTTTCTTTTTTGTATTCTAATTTTTCAGGATTTTCTTTTTCCCATATTTTTCTATAATCTTGATAATATTTTTTATTTTCAAGATTCCATTTTTTATTGTATTCTGCAATTTTTTCTTTGTTCTTGGACTTATATTCTTTAGTACAAACTCTTTGACATTCCCTACAATGTCCCCTCAACCCGTACTTACCTAGTTTTTGTTTATTAAACTCCGAAAATTCTTTTTCTTTACCACATTTACTACAAACTTTTGTCTCCATTTTTAATATACTCTTTTAATAGTTTATTAACTAGGGAAGATAAATTTATTGACCTTTCTTTAAAATATTGCGGCAAATCAGGATCTATTGAAATACCTATCTTAACTTTTTTTTCTTCGTCATTAATTTTTTTTCTTCCCATATATTAATAAATATCTATATCTTTTAAAAAAGTATGATTCTTATGAATTTTTTTTTTAATCTTCATAATCCGACTCTTTAGAATCTTCTAAAGAAAAATCATTACCACCCATTTTAGTTGCCCAATAATCGGCATATTCTTTTTTGTATTTATCAATAGATTCTTTTGTGTCTGAAATATAACCGTTGTGGACCGCAATAATCTTACCATCCTTATAACCAAGACCATTAACGTGGTTTTTTAATATTGAAATTCTTGTTCTAATAGCGAACGATACTTTTCTACCGTTTTTTGTTGCATCAATATGATTAATACCTGCCTTTTTTTGTTTACCAAATAAAAAAACTAAACTAGATGCTAACCATATCGCCTCACCCCCCTTGCTCTTGATCTCAGGTTGACTCATGGGTGATGTCATATCAACATCCACCCAAGGTTGGTTTACTATAATTAACGTGTTATAATATGGATAATCTTCTTTTTTGGATTTAGTTATTCTTGAATGAATACCCATACCTATAGTATCGGCTAAAACGGAGGCATTCGCCATTTTGCCACCACGACCTTCATAAGTCATTTTACATGGAATACTTCCAACGGAATCCCAACAAAATAATAGATTATACGGTATATCCCCCTTTTCTTGTGCATCCAATATATCATTAATGAAGTCAGTTGCTTGTTCAATATAATCAAATGAATCATTAAAAATAAACATACCTTCCCATTCCCCGTCTTCATTTTTTGTTGCTTCAAGACCCAATTCAACCGCATGTTCCCAAGACCATTTTTTCTCGGTAATAATAAACACAGGTAAATACCCCTTTTTTTGTGCATCAGCAGCCGCTAAAATCATTGCCGTTGTTTTTGAGGAATTTGAGTGCCCCAAGAACATTGATATACCCCCCATTACAGGTCCAGGTAAACCACACGCATCCATAAAGGCTTCCCCGCAATTATAAAAACTTTCAGGTTTATACTTTGTTTTTGTGGAAAATTTCTTTTTTATATCATCAAAATTGAATTCCTTCTTCTTTATTGCCATCTTTTTGTTCGTTTAATAATTTTAACATGTCTTCAGTTATTTCAAACTTGTCGTCTCTTTTTACGTTGTATTTGTAAACTGTTTCCAACATTTCTAATTTGTCTTTTGCGTTTGTCATTCTTTCAACAAACTTGTCCATTTCTTCTAAGTGTTGTGGGTGTTCACCAATACCAACAGGGTTATTGAAATAAATTAATAGTGTTGCTTCAGCTTCAGCCATTTCTGACCTATATTTCAAGGTCAGGGCTTCATACATTTTTTCTGATATCTTATTCATATTTTTAAATTTTAGAAAGGTAATTCTTCTGATGGTTCTTCATCTGCTTGTGGATCAACAACAGGTGTTTCTTCTTTAACACCACCAAGTGAAATTTCTGCTTCTTCACCATAAACATATTTTTTAAGATCAGAATTCCAAATTGGTGTTTCTCCTACTGCAACTGCCTCTAAATATTCAACAGGTTTTTTAGAATAAACATCATTCCAAGTTAATTCATCTTTAACCCAACCATCCATGATTTCTTTGTCTTCGTGTAATGGAGCAGGATCATCATACATAATTGTTTGAACAACAGTATATTCTTTACCTTGTGGTGTTTTTGCCTTTATCAATTCAATAATTAAGTCTCTACCTTTTTCAGAATCGGTAACATCTCCTTTTGCTTTCCAAATAGGAAGGATTTTATCTAAAACACCCTCTTGTTTATAGTTGTGTTTAAATCTCCAAAACTTAACACCATCTTGTTCGTTATCTCTATCAATAACTTTAACAATATAAAACAATCTTGCTCTGTATTGAGAAGCTAAATCTTTATCTTCTTTTTTTCCTGTTTGGATAAGTTCATTATAAACTTCGGTAAGTGGTGATCTTTCGTTGTCATTTTTATCGGGGTCATACAACTTAACCCATTGTCCGTTAACTTGAATTTCATGATACCAAACTTCAACAAATGGTGAAGAACCATCTTTTGTTGGTAAAATTCTAATTCTTTTTTGTGCTGATTTCTCATTTTTTTGAAGAATTGCAGAGAAATATTTCTTCATTCTGTCTTCTTGAGAAATGTTTGATTTTTGTGAACCTCCACTTGGTTGTGAGTTCTTTTCGTACTGTGCTAGTACTGCGTCTAAAGCATTTGACATAATTTAATTTTTAATAATTTATACTCTTTTATCTAATTAAAATATAAGTATAAATCTAATAATGTCAAATAAAAAAGGTTCGGATTTACCGAACCTTAATTTTTACATTTCTTCTTCGTCGTCGTATATATTAAACGTTTTTTTAACCTCATTTGGTGAAAAATTTTCAACCTCATCTGAAGTTAAAACATATTCGTTTTTTCCCGTTTCTTCCATTTCAGATTTTTTGTCATCAAAAAAATCAGTTAATTTTTGATTATAAGGATAAGAATCCAATGATCTTAACATTAATTTTTCTTCAGGTGTTTTATCTCTATATCTATCAAATTTATTTTCTAAACTTTGGATTTTATTTAATATTTCATCCATGTTATTAAGTTTAGATTGCAAATCATCTAATCTTGCAAACATATCATCCATAAAGGTTTCTTGTTTGTCTTTAATTTCTTGTTGAGTGGTTACTAAATCAGTTATATCAATTTCTTCAGAACCTTCTTCTTCTCCCTCTTCAGAATCTTCTTCTTTACCTATTTCTTCAACATCAGGGTCTGATGCCACGTCTATTGGTTCTGGAACATCCATTGGTGCCGGTTCTGTTCCTCCTTCTGGCGGTGCGGTAGCATCTGCAGGTGGTGTTTCAGCTGCCGGTTCTGCTGGTGGAATTGCTCCCATATCAGGCGTCGGTAATTCAGGTGCCGGTTCTTGTTCATTTAAAATATATTTATTTATTTGATTAAACCTTTTTAATTCTTCAAGTATTTTTTTATCTAAACTCATTTTTTTATATATTTTAACCGTTTAATAATGTTTTAACACCTGTTGGAGTCTCGACCTTTAATGTTCTATTTGTTTTTAAAGTATTATCCACTCTTTCGATTAAACCGTCTTTTAATCTTACAGTATAACAATCACCAGTATCCAAGTCACATACTTGTTTGTGGTTGTTATCTATTTGTTTTTCAGATACTCTTGTATCTTTTCTTAAATAGTTATCTAATAATGTTTTCATATTTTCCATGTTATTTTATTATATAAATATATGATTATGGGAAAAAAGTTTTATATGAGTCTTCAAATATTTTAAAGTAGTTTTGGTAGTCAGTATAAATTGGTTCATTACCTTCTTTTACTTTTTCAATAAATCTAGTATTAAAATCACCATATGAATTAGCATCCTTTGTATAAACACCTACACCACCGTCCGGATCATAATACCTACCTTGATCCCAAAATAATGTAAAAACAGTATAAGCATGTGCATATTTTTTGGCTTCTGTAATTTCGTTACTTTTTTTAGCAATTAAATTAATTACTTCTTTATAACCTTTTACTACTGAATTATAAAAATCCAAACTTTCATTAAAATTATTAAAATTAAAAAACGGATATGATGCCTCTTCATTTAATAAACTTGTTCTTGCACAAAATTGATTTTGAACTTTACTTATTAAAGTTGGTGTATAACCACTATTATAGGCACCAACATTATATAGATTATAATTTGGGCACTCCCAAATTTCACCGTCGTTTGTATTTAAATATTTAGTCTTAATAATACCATAATAAAGTGGTTTTAATTTTTCATCTATGGTTGTATTTTTAACTAATTCTTTTAATTCGTATTCAGATAATTTTGTTGTTTTTAAATCAACAAAAGGTAAATTTTCATAATTGGTGTATTTTTTACATGCTGGTTCACTTCCTTGAATTGCGCCAGCATTTGTTTTACCTTTTATCTCACCTGTTTTAACTATTGTATTTTCTTCAGTTTCTTTACTAACTTGACCAATTAATTCTTTGTAATATTGTAAATAACTTTTATTCACACTATCTAATAAGCTATTTGGTTTTGGTAATGAATAAAGTGGCATTCTAACTCCCTTAAAGTTTGTATCAAATTTTCCTGATGAAATTGAATGACTAACTTCCATAATCCAATATGGTCCATAAAATAATGGAACATGTCTTAAATTAAAATACATGGTTGGTTGAATCATTGCGTCTCCCATACAATCTATTGAACAAGTGTAGGATCTAGATTTGTAAATACTATAAAGTGATGTTGTTTGTTGTGCAACTTTATTTCCAGAACCAGAATCACCTAATTGAGTTATTAATTTATTTGATTCCGCTGTATTTCTTTTTTCTGACATGTCTAAAGAAACGCTTTTAAATATACTTTGATTTTGTGTTCCATAATCAACAGCAAAACCAACTACTTTATTAATTTTAGAAAAATCAGTATTAGAATTATATGATGTAGATAAAGGGTTATCAGGTCTTCTTAAATCAAAAGCATCATCTCTATATTTAACAAATGAAGAATCACTTGCAGCATATTCAGATGGTTTTCCAACATATACACAAACAAATTTTGGTTTAGAGTCCATATAATCAACATCTAAATAAGTTCCGAACAATGAATTTGGTATTTCAACAGGCACTGGTTGACCCTTAGCGACCGCATCTTGAATGCCATAAAAATTTACGTAAGCAGGCATTGCAAAAAATAAAAAATTATTTTCTTGTAATATTCTACTAATAAGAGCTAAAAACGACTTATTAGGGTCATCTAATAAATTTTCCAAATTTTTAATAGGTATAGTAATATCATTACCCAAATCCCTATTAGCCCGGTCTAAAAATAAAAAATCTTCAAATATTGTTCTATTATTAAAATCACTACCAGAAATCCATCTGTCATTAATATTTTTTAAAATTGTATATGTTTCCAATTTAGCAACGTTACCTGATGTGACACTTTGTGTTGGGTTTTTGGTTTCAGTTATCTTATCTAATTTACTATTTAAATAACTAAATGTTTGTTGTAGCACATCTGAATTTAAATTTTTTTGTTGTGTTACGTATGTATTAATTTTTTGTGTTAAATTTATATTGTTAAAGTTTTTGTCTTTTAATTTTTCTTTTGCGTAAATTCTTATTATTGGGTAAATTGTTTCAATATTTGATACTGAAAATTCAACATTATTTTCAATAAAAAATGAAGTAATTGTTGATCCTGTATTTGTATATTTAATACCTTCTTGTTGAAAATCTCCAACATACTTTTTTAAAGTCCTCCATTCTTCAGGATAATTTGCTTGACTTATTAATAAAGCTGAAGGACCTGTCAAAACACCGTCGTTTGGTAAAGTTCCCTTAACATATGGAGTAACAGGAATATTAAGATTTAAAGTAAATTCCGGGTTATTTGTATAATAATTAAATAATCTTCTATCGTAATTTGATGGGTTACCCATTTTTAAAATACAATCAAAATTTAAAAACTCAACTAAGTTTGATTCAAAATTTTTGATTTGCGCTTCGGCCAATAATTTACCATCATTTATTTCATTATTAGTTAGTGTCACCGCATTTTTAGGTAACATAAACAAATTTTTAATTTGATTAAAAAGTGTTTTTAATTTAAAATTATTATTTTTTTCATTTGTTAAAACTAAACCTTCAGCAGTTGGGTTTGGGTTACAGAATTCTAAAAATATTTTTTCAAATTCGTCTAATATTGTTGGTTCAAATACGGCAAATATTTCTTCGATATTTGAATAAGTTGATTGGTTATTTTTTAAATCAAATGGGTTTTGTTTAGTTCCGTTAGTACTATTTATTGTTTTTAAATATTCATTATATTTTGGTTTTTTAATTAATGAATTATCAAAATATCCAAATCCAGGTGCCGCCCATAAAGATCTTACAGATCCGTTATATAATGAATTATTATTAAAAACTTCTTTAGTTATATTATCAGTCGCGTTAAAACATTCAAAAACACCTTGATTAAAAACTAACCCACCCATACTTGGAACTAATAAATAATTTTCATTTTCACCATTTGGTTTGTCAAAATATTGATGGTAATTTTTTATCGATATTTGTCTTAATGGTGTGTTTATATCAAAACCAGGAGCAAAAAATCTATTAAATGAATTTACAACTTTTAAACCATTGGTATTAGATTCATTTATAAAATTTGTAGTTGTTGGTGCTTGTAAAATACTCAAATCTTTTTTGTAAAAATACCTAAACACGTCGTTTATCATTTTGGGATAAAACCCAAGAGATATGTTATCGTTAATATTATTAGTTGTTGGTATTATTGTTGAGGATTGTAAAGTAATATTTCCAACCCAATCACCAGAATAGGTAACCGTTGTTGATGATGTGATAGGATCATAATTACCTAAATAATTAAAATCTTTCCAAACATCGTCCAAAATATCAACATTATTGTCGACATAATTTTTATATCTATGCCAAATTGAACCGTATTTTAAAACCCAAGCAAAAGGTAGTTTATGTATCGATGAAAATTTATTTAAGGTTGATGCCAAATAATCCAATTCATTTGGTTCTTGTCCGTCATCTGTTTGTTTTATTTTTTCTCTAGTTGTTATTAATGGTAATGAATTTAAATATAAATAACCAAGAGCAACGTATGAGTTTTGATTATTTTGATTTTTTGATAATTCAATACCATTTTGTAGGGCATTAATAAAATATGGGGTATTCAATAATGATGTTGTTTGTATTTTACTTTGAACATTGCCCGAATAATTATTTCCATAATCAATAAAAGATTCAGTTAAATATTGATGTTTTGGTAATCTACCATCATAATATGATTTTAATGTATTTTGTGAAATAACGGGTGTGTTTGTATTTTGATCGGTTATATATGATTGATTATAGTTAGTGAAACCAAATTTATTTACAAAAACGTTAATATTATTTTTTGATTCGGTTTCAGATAACCTAGCTATTGTTTTTTTATCGTCTAAAAAAATATAAGTTTCTGTTTTATAAAAATCATTAACGGTGTTTAAATTATTACCATCCTGTAAATTATTTTTTAACCAATTAATATCGTTTAACGGATATGGGTCTAAAAAATACTCACTAGAAGAAGTTGTGCTATTAATGAATTTTTTTAAATTATCAACTAATGGAATATTTCCAGAAACAGAAATTGATGTTCCGTCAATCGTATCAACACTATAAACTTTATTATATGGTGATGAAAAATAATTTTTAATGTATTCTATATTATATTCAGAAACAGTATAATTAGTCCAGCTTGTTTCTTGACCATTATTTGATATTTTTTTTAAATAATTTAAATAATTGTTATATGAAAATTTAAAGTTTTTTAAAAGTAATGTTAGTGTTGGGCTTGGTGCATATTTTAATGATGTAATGATATTTTCAGCATCTATATTTGATAAAACTTTATCTATTTGTTCTTTTTTGTAATCCCCTCTATTGATATTTGAGTAGTGGGTCGACATGAATGACCTTTCAAAGATTTCATATAAAAAACTAACTTCAGTTCTATTTTGGTATGGGAAAATATCTAATGGGAATTCAATGGAGTTAACCGACATGTAGTTGGTGGTTTCTTTTTCATTTGTTCCGTTTTGTGGTGTTGATGGTGTATTTTTTTGAAGTGATGCATTTATAAATTCTTCAGTAAATGCAACTTCAGGCCAAATCACATTATTAAATCCTTGTGTTACACTTAATGAATTAGTGTCGCCTGGGTATTTTATAGTATACACTTCACTACCATCTTGTTGTTTTTCCTTTTCATAATATTGAGGCCATGGATAAACTGTATTTTCATTATTTAATTGAAAAGTTCCATTTATTGCGTTAATTGAATCAACTCCAACATTATTTTTTTGTGGTGGTAAAATGGCGTTTAACCTAGCAGGATTTTTTCTTTGGTTCCAAGCACCCAAATGAACGTCTTCCATTAATCTATAAAACGTATCTAAACCGGCAAATAAAACACCAAAAACATTTCTTATTGTTGGTTGAAAACCTAAACCAGCCTTAGTATCAACAATCATATTTGCAAGTTCCTTGGTTAATAAGTCTTCAATTAATTTTCTTTGGTCATCTAATTCTTTACTTATTTTTTGTATTTGAAATAAGAACGAATCAGTTTTAAATGTATTAATTTCATTTGGTATTTCACCAAAAGTGAAATATGTTGGATTACTTTGTGTAACATTTCCTTTTGAATCAATAACTGTCTGTGTAGGAATATTAAAACTTTTAAATTCACTTATATATGTATCTAACTCAATCTTGGTTGGTGTTTTATTAAAATTAACTTCATATGTTTGTTTAAAATCGTTATTACTTATTGTGTTATAATCAATTGTTTTTATTATGTCATTAAATTTAAGTTTAACATTAATTTGACCTGATTTTTTTTCACCGTTAGGTAATTTGTATTCTTTACCTTCACCAAAACTTGGATTTTCTTTTAATTTTTTTACGTTTTCGTCAAATTTGTTTTGTAATAAAGTTTTTGTTTCTTCTCTTTTTTTTTCATCAGATATTGTTGAGTTAAATGGATAATAAATAACACCATTATAAACTAATCTTTGTGTTATATCTAAATAATTATTTATTGAATTAATATAAACAGACTGTCTTAAATCATTTAAAACTGTTTGATATGAGTTTAAATCATTTACAATGTTAAAATCACCGTTTTTTATTCTGTCTTGAATATTTTTTTCATAATTATTTGATCTATTAATAAATTCTTCAATAGTTAATGGTGGAACATCAGCATCTATTAAGTTTTTACTTTTGTAAATATCATAAACTTCTCTTAATTTTTGAAACCCTTTAGTATCATTTTCTATTTTTACTTGTGTTTTGTTATTTCCTGTTGCGTTAGAATTTGTGTTTGTTTTTTTGGTTTCCACTTGAGTCACAAACATTTTTGGGCTATGTTTAGCAAAAGCAACTATACTATCAGATAATATAGCGCTGTTTCTACCCATTAATTGAAGTGCGATTTCAAAATTACCGGATGAAGGGTCAAATTTAGCATTAAAAGTTAAAAGGGTTAATTGGTATCTTATAGCCTTTCCGTAATAGCCTTTTAGAGTCAAATAAAATGTAGGATAAGGTAAATTAAAAAAAACAGAATAAATAGAATTATCACCTTGTTCAAATAGTGTTCTACCTCTAATATCTACTAAATTTATATCAACCGTAGGAACACCAACAGATGATATTTTAACTTTTATATCTCTAATACCAAAGGCTTGTGTGTCTTCATAATTTAATACTCTACTATTAAATTTTTGTCTACCATCTTGTGTTGTAGTATATTCTTCTTTTTGATTTGTTCCTTTTCCTTGTCTTACTCCTCTTCCTGTGAAATCGTCTGACCAGCTAGTATCAAAATTTTTTTTTCCTTTTGGTTTTAAAAAATTAATGTCTAAATCTTCATCACCATTTGAAATGGAGGCTATTGTAGTATTATTAACAGGATTATCAAAACTATCACCAATTGCAAGTTTAGTTCTAGGGATAATTTTAGTTTCAAGATTTGCATACATAACAAAGTTTTCTTGTTGCACAAATCTATCTTCAACCTCATTTTTACTGTTTACGACTTTGTTTGGGTCAATTAAAATAATATTATCGTAATCAGCCTCAACATAAATACGATTTTCTAAATTATATATTTGTCTAAATTTTGTAGGATCATTAACGGCCATAATAAAAAATATGTGTATCTATCGCACTTTTGTAGTCTTTAAGCGCAGTAATTAATGGAAATGGTATTTTTATTACAGCACCATCAGGAATTTCAGTTTCCAAACCTCCGTAAAGCGGATTTGCAGCAAGTATTAACCATCCAAAATATGGTGTTCCGTATTTTTCAAAACTTATTTTATCCAATCTGGATTTATTTTTTATATAAACATAACTTTGATCTGTTGTTCTAAAACCAATAGAAACATATGGGACAACGGTTTGTTGACCGTTTAATAAGAATTTTTGGTATCTATTATAATATTGCATAATTAATTAAAACTTTTTTTCAAATTATATTTATCACCGCTACTATTAACTGTTTTAGCAATATCTTTTAGTCCTTGATCTGCAATAGGATTCACAGGGATTTGACTTGCAAAATTTAAAACTCTTTTTTTACTTTCGTTATATGGTTTATAGTTTTTAAATTTTTGATTGTAATAAACATCAAACTTATCAAAATTTTCTTTTGTTTTTTCTTTTTGTTTTTTATAAGTATTATAAATTCCAGTTTCAGAAGTTGATGAATTTGTAGTTGGATTCCATGATATATTTTTAGCTATATAATTTTTCCAACTTTCTTTATCACTATTATCGAGAACACTTACTATTTCATCTATAAATTTTTCAGGATTTTCTATAATATCACGACCAAAAACCATATTTAACCTATTATCATATTGACTAGCATTATTACCAATATTTAAATCAAAATTAAAATTATCACTCCATTTTTTATTTCCAGTAGTTGTGATGATTTCATTTTCAGTTAATTTATCTATAAACTCTTGTATATCATTACCAACAATTAAAAAGTCACCTTTTAATTCACTTAATGTATTTGGATAACTAGTATTACTTGGATCAACTTCAGTTGTTCCGGTTAGTCCATAAATTATTGATTTACCTTTATCTGAATAACCGTCAGTTGCGTTTGAAATAAAATTTAAAATATCTATTTGTTTTACCAATTCAAGTTCACCATTTGAAACAATATTATTTGAATTAACATCAATATCAGATAAATAACTTATTTTTCTATCATCTGACATTTTTTTCATTTGTCTTTTTATTTTATTTTTTTGTGAATTTGTAAAATTTTCTTGACCTAAACTTGCTAATAATGGTATGTTTTTATCATCTATATCATCCTTAATTTTATTGAATAATAAATCGATCTTATCTTGGTATTTTTCACTTTTACCATATATTTTTTTCATATATGTGTTTGGTGTTGATATATTATCAAAAAAACCTTCTTGATATTTTCTATCTGTATTCATAATATATAACGCCCCTAATAGATGTTTTTCACTTGTTTGTTTTAAAGTGTCATAAACATTTTGAGTATAAGTTTTAACAACTGTTATTATATTTTTCATTATTTTTTCATATGATATTGTTCCTGAAACATTACCATTATTATTAGTTGACGATATTACTGAACCAAATGTATCTCCTATATTATTTACCAATTTATTTTCAGGTTCGGTTTTTGTATTAAGTTTTGCTGCTTCATAAAATTCAGCGTCATAATTTTTTAATGAAAAATCAGATTCTTCAGCCCTTTCATCATACATTTCTGTATTTGCGTAATAATTAAATGATAATGCGTTTTGAAGTTTTGAAATAGGTCCCGCTAAACCACTACCACCAATAAATTTAAATGAAAGTGTAATTGTAGCATACATTGGTTGTATACCAATACCTTCAGGGTTTATATCAAATAAACCGTCTTTATCAAATTTTATAGCTAAACTTTCGGGTATAATTTTTGTATTAAAAAAATCACCAATTCTTAGAACTAAAACGGGAGGTGAACCAAAAGCACTATTAAATGCGTCTTGATAATTTAAACTTAATGTTCCCGCACCTGTTTTTGTGACTGTCGGAATAGTATCTCCCGGTCTCATACATTGCTGTAAAAATGTTAACCTCGCATTTAAACCTTCTGGTGTTATAGCGTGAAATGCTGGTTGAAAGTGTTTAAATTTCTTTTTAATCCCGTCATAAACAAAAGGATCGTTATTTTTTAACATTTCAAAATAATTACACTCACTTAATAATTTACGAATAAGTTTTTTTGCCATTCCAGCATACAACGGAGTTTCTTTAATCGATGTAGCACTTGGTTGTGGTGTTACTATCGTATTTGTTTCTTCATCAGCCGCGTTCGGTTCAGGTGTTTGTCCTTCTACGATTGGTTCTTCTTTTTTTGGTTTTTCAACTTTTTTTGCTGTTACATTTGAAATTTTTGTTCTTCTACAAGCCATAGCCTGAATAGAATAAACACCTTCCGTAGCTTGATCAACAAATTTTAATGAACAATCAATATCACTCAATTTTTCATCTTTTAAATTACTTGCAGTGTCACCTAATGGTTTTTCATTAATTTTTAATGTTTTTTTATAGTACGTTTCTAATTTTTTATCATTATATTTGTAATTTAAAATATATTTTTTAACAGAATTAATCCTTCTTTGTGATAATGATTGGTTTGATGAAGTACCACCAACAGAACTGGCGGTCCCCAATAAATCAAACGAGACCTCGCCACCTGAATCTAAAACTTGACCAATTTTATTTAAAAATTCATCTAATGTGTTTTTTGAAGTTTTAACTCTTGTATCAAAAAAATCACTTAATGATGAATTTCTTGTATCAATATATTCTTTCATTGAAAAATTGGCAGTATCATTTGTTAAATTTTTTTCTGTTGGTTCAACAAAATTTGGGTTTTTTGTTTTACTGTACGAAAAAATTTGGTCTTTACCATTGGTTTTATAATTATTTTCGTCTTGCAAATACCTATTTAACCAATATTCAAAATCATTTTCATCAATATTTGGTTCTTTATTTTCAAAAAATAAAAAATATTCTTTATTTTTATCATTTAATTCATCTAACGTTGAATCTGTTGTTTCAGTTGAATCTGTTGTTGACGGATTTAAATTTTCAGTTATTTTTTTAACGTCTTCGGTATTTTTAACTTCATTAATAACTGTTTGAATATCATTTGGTGAAAATTGAACAAACTTTTTTGATAACTCGTATAAATCATATTTTAAACAACCAGCAAAAAATGAATCCATAATTTTAGTAATTTCAGATTCAGGTGTTATATTTTTTAATTCTTGATCAATAAGTAGATCAGTAATTGAGGGGTGGTCAACAAGGATTGACCAACTAATACTACCACTTCTTGAAGAGTTTTTATAAGTATAAACGCTTTCAGGTCTTCCTATAAATTCAACAGGATTAAAATCAGCTTTAGTAGAATCATCAAACGTTAAATCATATGGTGGAAACCACATAATTCTACCTCCGTTTGGTCCTCTTTCACATGCCGGTAAATCATCAACAGTAAACCCTGCTTTATTTGATGTTCTCCATGCAAGATTTTCTAATGAGAACATATATTTTTTAACTCGACCATCGACTATATTTGTTGATTGTCCGTTTTTATCGTTCATTGGTGCAATATTCAAGTTATATGTATTATCAAAAACTGAATACCCAAATTTTCTTATATTACCATCGGATTTTTGAAGTTGTGAAAAAGTATAATACGGTATATCTTTAGTAAAAATTCTACAATATTCAAGTCCTTGAAATTCTTTACCATTAGTATCTATTGAATTTTTTGTTACATATTTAATAACTTTAGAACCTTTTGTAATTTCCATGGTTCCGTCGTTAAAAACTTTAGCCACTTGATTAATAGCGTTACCAACATGTTCTAATCTTTTTACACCTTCTCTTGATCCTGCATCTACTATTTTTTGTGTAATATCTAATAATGAACCTTCTTTAAAATCATTATTAAATGATTGTGAATCGTTAAATTGTTTTTTTAAATTTGATCTAAAAATTGTTGATTCATCAAATTCTTGTTTACCTTGTTTACCGGCAAATACCCCTGGTTTAAAAAAACTTTTTTCTGTTGTCCAACTAAAATTACTTGTAATTGAAACGTTACCATCATAAAAATTTCTAGTATTTAAACCAAAAAATATTTGTGATATTTTAGTCCCTTCATACTCTTTTGCAACTTCACCAAAACCATAAACGGCAATATCCATAGGTTTACCTTCTTTATATTCAGGTAAATCTTTTACCGGAGAAACTATATCGTTAATTGTTGTTTTTCTATTTCCAATATAATAATTTGGTTTAGGTGAAAATAAATTAGGATTTCTTAATGAATTACCCCTATAGTCAGGCCTAAATTCGTTATAAAATATTTGACCCCACAATAAATCTCTTGTTGCTGGTGAAGTATATGCCAAAAATAAATCAGAACCTTTTCTTATGTTTTTAGAAGTTATTGATCTTATTGCTCCCATAACAGTATTAGTTACAACACCAATAGGATTTTCAATTAATTGATTTAAAAGTCTTGGTTTTGGATAATCAAAATATTCATCAGGTATAATTGAATATGGTGAATAAAGACCTGCAAGTTTAGCTGCAAAATTTATAGCTTTACCAATAATTAAATCGGGCGAAGTAACGGCATAATTACGTTTAAATAATGGAACATTTCCACTTATAATACCAACCGCGTTAAATGGATCCAATTTAGGTTTTACTGATATTTCACCACTATCAGGGTTAATACTAGAATCTAAAGCATTTACTCTACCTAAAGTTTCTGAAAGTAACTCAGCAGCTACTCTATATTTAAATTCTTTTTTTAATTGTTTTGCACCTAAGTTTGCTAATGCGGAATCTTGCGATAATCTACCATTTGAACCATTTGGGTCGTCACTTGCTAAAATACTAGCTGGCGAATAATCAGATGGTAAAAACACAAATGATTGTGCTGAGTTATAATATCTTTGACCGGTGGTCATAACTTGTAAATCAGGTATTGATGAAATAACACCATAAGACCCATCACCTGTAACATACTTATTAATAACATAAGCGTCGTTTGCTTCTATTAGACCATTTGATTCTAATAAACTACCATTTGTATCTGATTGATCGTATTCACCAATAAAAGAACCTAAAGAAACAAAAACATTATCGTTTGAAGCATTATTTATTCCATTCTCAGGTCCATATTTATTAATTTGGAAATTTAATGAGTTATTACCCTCTACTTCCAATGGGCTACCTATAGAATCAGAAAAATCATAATTACCTTCGTTAGAATTAGTTTGTAAATTTAAAGTTATATCAACCACTTGGTTACTTTGTCCACCTTCAGGACCATATTGATTAAGAGGAAATAAAGTATTTCTTTGTGTTGTTCCTTTTGTTTCTAACAAATCACCAACAGTGTCTGAAAAATCATATTCACCTTGATTTGATCCAAGTATTAAATCATTGTTAATATTCCATCTGGTTGACCCATAATCATTACCTGAACTTGGTGTGTATTTGTTTTTAATTCTTAAATCAATTTCTTTTTGGTTACCAATCTGTTCTAATAAATTATTATCAGTATCTTCAATACCATATATACCTTCACCAGTTGTTGTGGTAATTAAATCATTATTAATCCACCAAACAGTAGAACCAAAATCGTTTCCGTTATTTTTGTAAATATTTTTTACTTTAAGTTCAACTTCTTTTTGGTTACCGATTTGTTCTAATCTACCGCCTACCGTATCTTGTATGTTATATTCACCACTACCAAAAGTATTAATCACTAAATCGTTATTTATTGACCATCTTGTATTACCATAATCACCTGAAGGTATTTGTGGTTTGTAAGTATTTTTAACTATTAAATCTAACTCTTTTGTGTTACCAATTTGTTCTAACTTACTATTAATTGTGTTAGGATAACCATATAAACCAATATTACTATTAGTTTGAAGTAACGAATTTATAATAACCGTATTACCATAACTTGTACCAAAATTGGTAGGTCCATAAAGATTTTTTACATATAAAAGTTGTTCTTGATTATCACCTATTTGTTCTAATTTAGAATTTATACTGTCTGAATAATCATATTCACCAAAATTTGATTGGTTGTTTAAATTTATATTTATATTTACTAAATCACCATAAGATTGATTTGTATTTTGTGGTCCATATTTGTTTAATGGAAATAGTTTTTTTTCTTGGGTGTTTCCAATATCTTCAATTTTTGGACTATCAATAACCGAATAATCTCTTATTTGAATTTCATTTTTAGCAACATTTTCATTAGGTGAAAAACCATTTTCAACTTTATAAGGTTTTAAATTTCTTAAAAGTAGTTTTTTTCTAAAATTTTCAGAAGAATTAAATGATAAAGGACTTTCCATTTATTGTTTTTAATATAAATAGATAAAAATAGATTTTTATGTCATATCAATAGGAATAACATTTATAATATCTTGATTATAAGATTTACTAAATATTTTTTGAATTTGTTCTTTAACAGTTAATTTTACATCCTCTTTTGATAAAATCTGAGCCAAAACATCTTTTGGTAAAGTTGAGTCAATATCTATTTTAATTGTTGAGGTTCCGTCAAAGGTTATTGTTTGTGTTTTTTCTTCTTTTGTTGTTATTGTTGTTAAATCTTGATTTGTTATTGGTTGATTTAATATGTTTGGTGTTACTTGTTGGATTTCTTTTGTATCTACTTTAACGTTTAGATTTTCTAATTTTTCTTTAATTTTTTCAGGTTCAATTCCAGAACCTTTAAGTAATTCTTCACTACCTTTCTTAAAATCTTCAAAAGTTTTTTCAATATCTTCAAGAGCCATTTGGGGGTTACCTTTCAAAATATCAGCAAGAATTGTTACTGAATTTTCTATTACTTTAAAACCAATAATTGCGGCATCAGAAATTAAATTAAGACCTTTTTTTAATTCATCACTTTTAAGTGCCGATGCTAAAGTACCATTAGCACTTTTAATTGTTGTTAAATAAGCATTCATTTCAGCACCAACAACTTCATTTAATGCTGGTTTTAATTTATCAAGACCTAAATCTGTTGCTCTAATTTTATTTGCTTCAATAATATCTTCTTTTTTAGGTAAAGCACCTCTTATACCTTCTATTTTTACCCCTTTAATTTCGTTTTCTATTTCTTTCAATACACTTAATTGGTCTCTTGCAACTTGTTCTGTTGATTTTCCCGCATCTTTTTGTGCTTGTTCTAACGCCTCCATTGCTTTAGAATTATTTTTTAATTCTTCAACACTTAACAATTGATCGGTTCCGGGTATTCTAACTTTTACTTCACCACCTTTACCAATTTCTGCAAATGAACTTATCAATTCTTTTTGTTCTTGATCTAATCCACCCAAATCGATTTTGGATTCAATAGTTTGTAATTTTTTAAATTTAATAGCAGCATCGGCTAATTCATCATAGGTTGTTCCCATAGCCTTTGCTTGTTCGGTTAAATTTCTTCTCATTTCAGGTGAAATAGTAAAATCACCTGTTTTTTTGTTAAAATCAACCATAGATGCTGATGCTTTTCCAATTTGTTTTTGAAGTTCTCCCATATCACTTTGAGCCATATACATAAGTGAAAATGGATCTGCTAATGCTCCAACATTACCGCCCAACATTTGCATTGCTGAAGCCATCTCGATAGCACCTTCAGGATCAAACGCTTTATCTGCAGCTTTTTGGGCTAACTCCATACTTATACCTACTTTTTGTGCTTGTGCGGCCATTTTTGTAAGACCATCAATACCATCTTTAAATCCATATGCTTGGGCTTTAAAAACATTATCACTAACAGTTTTGGTTAATTTACCAGCATCTAAACCGTTTTTTCTTGCAATTTCAAAAACTTTATTTAATTTTTCTTGAGCGTAATCTTGAGACAAACCCATTTTTGTAAATCCGGCATACATTTTTGCAACTTCAGAGGATGATACCCCCATAGCCTTACCTAACATAATTGCGGATTCCACTGTTTTTTCACTAAAAGAAATCATTCTACCCATTTCACCAGCCATTGTGGTTAAATAATCAGCGGAATCTTTGTATTCAAAACCTAATTCTACATTTTTTTGATATAAATCAAAAATTAAATTTTCAACAATTTTAGCATTTCCAATAAATTGATTTGAAATTTTTGCGTTAGCGTTTTTTGCGTCTTGTTCTAATCTTAAAAAAAACTTTTCAGTTATTGAAGGGTCAAGTGCTTGTTTTATAGCTTTACCCATTTCGGTAAAGAATTCAGTGGTTCCTTTTATATTTAAAACATCAAGTGGATCGGATTCTGCGGCATTTTCTTGTAACCAATACATATAAAAACTTTATTTATAAATATTAAATTTTATTTTTTTTCCAATTCTTTGGTGAATTTGTTTATAAAGTATTTTCTTTCATAAACAGGCATATTGATTATATCTCCGTAACTAAAATTACAGTATTTAACTAAAAAATAAATTTCGTCTAATTGATTTGTTTTATGTTCAGAAGAAAGGCCGAAAAAATTCTACCCCAAAAGTAATGTTCACACTTACTTCTTCTCCTGACGGGGCCATAACTTTTCTTTCTAAATTTAATTTTGGTTCACATTCTGTAATAAATTTTCTAATACTTTTAGAATCAGATATTGGCATTTGATTTACAAATTGTGCAATTTTACTTTTTTCGGTATTACCATTTAATTCAACTATTTGTTTTTCTAATTTTTTTGTAACAACAGGTGCAGTCATACCAACAGGATATAACTCATTTAATTTATCTAACTCTTGTTGTTCTCCAATAGTTAATAATTTTAATTTAACTTCGGCGTTTGATTTAGGTAATTTATAAGTAAATAATCCATTTTCATCTGGGTTATGTTGAGGTTGGATATAGTCTATTTCATCTAATAGAATAGTAGCGTCAAATCTTTTACCGTTAGCTGGATCTGATATTGTAAAATTATAATCAGAACCAAATGCCGTATTTCTTAAAAAGAGTAAAACGGCCTGAACATCGCAATCCAACATTTCATTAATATTAAATCCGGGTTCGTATATTTTTTGTCGTAATAATGAAAATATAATACCTTCTTTACTCACATTTGGAGACATTAAAATGTTTTCATCACTTGCAGTTAAATACCCTACTTTAATTGACGATTTTTTATTTTTGTAAAAAATTCCTTTAGATGGTAAAGATATTACATCGTGTGGTAAACTAAAATTTTCTTGTCCGTATTTTATTTCATTTTCCATATTATACTATTTTATAAATAAAAATAAGTTACATTTATTTAAAATAAATAAAAAACCCACCTTGTGAGTGGGTTTAAAATTATATTTTTTAAAATTTTAGTAAACTAAAATACATCTATCCGGTTGGATTGTTAAATCAATCATTGCTAAATCATCACCAGTATACCCTAAGTCACCAAATCCTGCACTTGTAATTTGACAACCTTGTAAAATCCATTTTTCAACAGCAACACCGGTTGGGTCTAACATTTCTAAATCAACATTTTTCTTGTAACCAGCAGCATAACCCATACGACCTGTTACTGACTCTGCGTGTAATCTCACCCATTCCATTACCGCTTGTGAAGCTGAAGGACCAATTGGATCTCTTAATTTAACTGTAATTGGATCCCATTTAAATTGACCTGCAACATATGTTTCAGTATTTAAGAATTTTATTTCTTTTGATCCAATAGTAATTTTTGGTCTACTAGCACTTTCAACATACCAAGAGTTAATACCCAAAGAAGAGTCAAAACTCATTATAAACCTATTTTTTCTTTTTGGTTCATAGGTACTGGGCATTTTCATTAATAAATCAGCCATTGTTTAAATTTTTATATTTTTATTTTTTTTATATAAATAGTTTTATATCTATTTTTTTTTCTATTTACTTTTATATTTTGTTAAATAAATTTATACTAGAAAAAGTTACTTATTATATTTAGTTTTTTCTCCTCCTTTAGTTAAATATAAATTAACTGGACTTTTTTCAAATTCTTTACTTAAAAATTCAGATGAAGCTTTAATATTTCTTTCATCATCGTCTGAAAATCCTATTGTTAAATGTGTATCAATAAATTGGTCAACATCCTCAATTGGTTCCATCATTGATACATCATTTTTAAATACAGGAGTTAAATCTGTCATTTTCATATTTGGATTTTTTTCCAAAATTGATTTTAACAAATTTTTAGCTTGTTCTTTACAATATGTTATAAAACTTTTTAAAGCCTTATTTTTACCTTCTTCAGGTGAAGTAGCACTTCCTTCCCCAAAACTAACTGGATGAAATTTACACTTATTTAAATATTCAGTTATAAGTTGTGAACCTTTTGGTTTATTAATTTGTTCCGTTACTGTCTCAAATTCAGAATATTTATTTAAATTTTCTTCTAAAGTTTTTCTATTAATACCGTTTTTATTAGCTAAAATTAAATTTAAAACCGCTTCTTTAAGTGTTTCTGGATTATGACCACGAGCTGTAATAATGGCAAATATTGAACCCCCATTAATACATTCAACAAAATCATTCCACGCCGGACCAACCGGTGCGGTCATCGAATCAATTATAAATCTTTTATCTCCTTCTGTTCTAAAATACCTAAATGGATCAGGAGCAAAACCAACAATAGTTGTTCCTTTATAATTAAAAGGTTCTTGACCGATTTGTAATCTGTGTTCGGCAAAATCTTCAGTGGACATACCAACCTCTTCTTCATTTTCAGTTAATACCATTATTTTAGTTGGCATAAACATAATATTATCATCCCAATCAAAGGCATAATATTTTAAATCAGGTCTTACTTTATTTTCATCAGAAATTAAACCCTCAAGTAATGTTTTTTTTCTAACGTATTCGTAAATATGTTTTTTTATATTCATTACTTTTTAAGTTTTAATAATAATTTTTCTAACTGAGATTCAGTTATAATTATGTTTTGTTTTTTATTTGAAAAAGTTTTTTTTGAAGAATCATCAATTTTTAAACTTTCGTTGATTAATTTTTTTTCTATTTTCATAACTTTTTTTTATATAAATATATGAACAAAAAAAAATGAACCTTTTAAGTTCATTTTAATTTAATTTTATTTCAAATTTCATAGACCCACAATCCCATATTCTATCAAACCCCCTTTCAAACATTATCTGTGATTCTGTTTTGTTCTTATCAAAACCTTCCTTTACTAAAACATCTTTTCTAAAATTATATCTGTGTAATCTTTGACTATTTGTGGAAAAATTTAAATACCAATAATTTGGTTTTGTTGTGTGTAAAAAAGTAAACCCGTTTTTATAATAAACAGTTTCTTTATAATTAAATCCAGACCACCTAATATCGGCATATGTTTCAACTTTAGTTGGTTTTTGCGTTTTATTAAAAAAATTAAGTAATTTAGAAAACCCTCCAATTACATTTGTGTGTAATTTATTACAATATCTTACTAATTCATAATGATTATCTGATGAATTTTTATTGCCTAAAACTTTTCTTTTTTTACTAAAAGTCATAACAGAAACTAACACATCGTCTAAAAACAAACCACACCTAAAATTATCAACACAATCACCTTGTATATGGTTTTCATTCAAAAAAGATTTAGAAATTTTTTTGTCTATAATTTTTACAACACATTTTCTTGCGTAAATTTTTTTATTTAATTGTAATAAATTTGAAATTCTAGATAAAACAATATCTTTTTTTTGGTTTATTTCATCTTCAAAAATATGAATTAATTTAATATTTTTTTGTTTAGACAATATACTTTTATTTAAATGATATTTTTGGTCTTTACCGCCGTTTATTTCTGAATGGTAATAACACCCATTTATTTCAATTCCTATATTATAATCTGGTAAAAATATATCAATTTCCTTTCCATTTAAAATTTTTTTATCCCCGTCAATGTGTTTTATCTTATTTTCATTTAAAAAATCTCTTATTTTAATTTCTAAACTAGAATTTTTATTTATTGGGTTACATTTTCTACATAATGGGATCCTACCAACCCCTAATAATGTACTTGAAAAAATATTGTCACATGTATCACATTTAAAATTATATGATAAAGAGGTATTATCTATTTTATTAGTTTTATATTCATCCAATAGTGTTATATTACTACTTTTTAATTTTGGTAATAATTTTTCTAAATGAGAATTTCTTACCGTATTTTTTAGTTTTTCAACAAACTCATCTAACACCATTGGATTATCAACTCCGTATTTACTTTTAAAACTATCTTTCATTTTCTTTCGAAAATGTTCTAAAGTTAATAATGAAGTAACTCCATACTTTTCAAATATTGCTTTTTTACTATTTTCAATTCTAAGTTTTTTGTTTTCAGATTTTGATGCCCACTTTATTCTACATGCATCTGAACATAATTTGTTTGGTAGATTTTTTTTTACAATAAATTCAGAATTACATTCTACACAATTTCTTTTTTCTCTTATTGACTCATCTTTTTTTCTACCTAACGAATTGTTTAATCTACAAAAATCTAAATAACAAGTTTGATTACAAAATTTTTTATTTCTTTGTTTATATGGTACTTCAAAATCTTTATGACAATAATTACAATTTAAAGTTACTTTCATAGGTAAAATATTTTTAAGTTTAACGAGACCTTCTACTCATAAATATATACAAAAATAAAAAATCCCTACCAAAAAATCAAATTGATAGGGATTTTTATTTAAAATTAAAGATAATTAAATATTATCAAAAGATGCACCAGTCGGTGTAATTATGAACTCAATATCGATGTATTCTAACGCTCGAGTAGGTTTCAAATATATCTTACCCGTCAATGTATTTGAATCCAAATCTTCGGGAGTATTAGAAACAGTCACTCTAAAGTCAATTAAACCTCTATCTCTTCTTATTGAATCTAAAATTGGATTTACCGCGTCTAAGAAATCTTGTCTAACCTTATCGTCATTTTGTTCAAACAATAATCTTACAGCAACTGCTGAAATAAGTTTTCTTGCTTGTAATAACAATCTTCTAACATTAATTCTATCAAGAGCCGATTCTCTAATTTGTAAAGTTTTATTACCCCAAATTACAGTTCCAACATCAGAAAAAGTGGCAATTGGATTAATTCTACCTTTGTAAAGTATATCTCTATCGTCTTGAGTTAACTTTCTTCTTGCCTTAATGGCGTTTACAATACCTCTTGTATAACCTGCAGATGCAAACCAAGGAAACGCAACGTTATCAGTTAATGCTAAGTTTTTAGTTACTTCTGCTGTTGGTGGTAAATAAATCTGAGTATTATTTACAGTATCTCTTGTTAAAACCCACGGATAGTAAGTGGCCGTGTAGTTAGAGTCTATTCCTGTATTTTCTAAATTATCAACAACTTCTTGAGGATAAATTAAACCTTCCGTTACATCGTTATATGAAGGTAAGAATAAATTGAAATCAGGTGTTGTACAAATGTAAATTGAATCCGCTCTATCACTTTCAACCATATCAATTGCTGCTTCAACAAGATTTGAGTTATTTACATAATCAATACCAGGTGTTGTAAATACATTAATATTTGTTGCTTCAGGATTCACAAATGTTTGTTGACCCCATAAGTACGCGTAATAGTCAGTATTAGCCCAAGTTTCTTGATTAGGTCCTGAAATTTGTTTAAACGCACCCCATCCAGTTGCCGTAGGGTAAGTTATAGACGCTTCCGCCCCATTTTTATATCCTGCCTGACCTAATTGGAAAGTATCACCATTTGTTCTACTTTCTCTATAGATATCCCACCCATCAAAACCACCGTAAGCGCAAACTGTAAATTTACGAGTTTTCAAGTTGTAGTAAGCATTATCACTATCTTCTGGTTCAGAACTAAATGGTGAAATACCAACTTCAAAGTAAGGTTGACCTGAAGTAACGTAATTTGAAGATACTGTAACGGCAGTTGCATTTACATCTAAGTGGAAACCTTTTGTTAAATAACCCCATTGT